TGCCGGCAATAAAAAGTTTGATTTTAGGCCATATTACCTAGAAAAAATATCTCAGGGTGATTGTCTTAACGATATACAATTAAGCCCGATCATTAGTGAACTTAATCTGGTCAAGATTGATAAGGTTACTTTGGAATCTTATGGTGAATATGCATTACACTTTGATGCAAATTTATTGGCTCGATATTTACAAACAGTTGGAATATCGCGTGGCATTAAATTGGTTGACGATGAAGTTATTGATATCAATACCGATCCACACGGTTACATTTCATCTCTTTATTTAAAATCAGGTAACACATCAACAACCGATTTCGTGTTTGATTGTTCCGGTTTCAAACGATTAATCATTGGTAATTTTTATAAATCCAAATGGATTTCATACAAGGAACATTTACCCGTGAACAGAGCAATGCCTTTCTTCATCCAAGATGATAGTAAAGATGTTCCACCATATACAGAATCAATTGCAATGAAATATGGTTGGATGTGGAAGATACCTGTACAAGGTCGATATGGTTGTGGTTATGTTTTTGATTCCAGTTTTGCAACAGACGAAGAAATAAAAAAAGAAATTGAAGATTATGTGGGACATGAAATTGATGTACCCCGAGTTTTTAGTTTTGAACCAGGTTGTTATGATGAGGTGTGTATTAAGAATTGTATTTCAATTGGTTTGAGTTCCGGCTTTGTTGAACCGTTAGAAGCAACAAGTATTTGGATTCAAGTTTTAATGTTAAATTTGTGGAACAAACACAAAGATGATCTAAACCTTAGAAACAAAGAGATACAAAATATATTTAATTCATATACGAAATGCATCAACAAATCGGTATTAAATTTTATACATCTACATTACCTATCAAAAAGAACCGATAGTAAATTTTGGACAACTTTTAGCATTAAAAATAAAAATTTACCTTTGATAGATAATTTTTCTGAATTAATTAAAACTAACATACCGAAACAAAGTGATATAGATTACTTAACGGAAATAGAAACAATTCGAATGGGCTTACCTTCTATTAATTATAAGTGCATATTTGGTAATGATAGTTGGTTACAAATTCCGGCCGGTATAAAATATTTTGACACGAATGTTGCTGAAAAAATATTAAACACAGATTATCCAAATTTTATAAATGAAAAAAGTGACATAAAAGAATTGTTTCATCATATAAGCCAAAATTTGTTTGACCACAATAATTATTTGGAAAATTTAAAGAAATGAGCAACTGCATAATTATTAACGGTGGTACTGTCAACCAAGACACATTCGGAAGAATCAATAGAACATTGGGTGCATATAGAATTGCTTCTGCTTTAAATGATGTGGGATATTCAACCTTTGTATTTGATTTCATCAATGAATTTAGTACCGATGAAATACTCAAAATATTGGATAAACACATCGATGATGAAACTCTGTGGGTGGGATTCAGCTCATCTTTCTTTTGGCCAAAATCGACAAATGAAGTAAAAGCCAATGCGTGGACAGGTGTTCGGTTAGGTAATCAAGAATTGAATGAGATGTATTGGATGAGTTATGATGAGATTGAAAAGATTATCAAACATATTAAAAAAAACGAACATGTCAAGTTACTATACGGCGGTTCGAAAACACCATACTTTTTAATTGATGAAAATATTGATTATTATGTGTTAGGTTATGGTGATATATCCGTGTTGGACATTACAGATTATTTGGCCAATAAAAAGTCATCAATAGAATATTGTGAACCTATAATAATCAATGAAAAAACCAGATACAAGGTAGATTCCTTTAAATATCCAGAACCAACGATGAATAATATATCAACTCATTGGTGGGACAAAAAGTTTAATATTTTACCAAACGAATCTCTACCAATCGAATTGGCCAGAGGTTGCATTTTTAAATGTAAGTTTTGTAATTTTCCACTGTTGGGTAAAAAGAAAGGTACATATCTTAGAGATTCGGATGAAATAAGAGATAATCTGATTCGTATGTATGAGGTCCACGGCACAACAAGTTATTTTCTTACCGATGACACATTTAATGATGACAATGACAAGATAGAAGCTCTACATAAAGTATTTACTTCATTGCCATTTAAACCTAAATTTTCTGCGTATCTCCGCATAGATTTATTAAACAAATATCCACATCAAGCTCAAATGCTGACAGAAATGGGATTGATGGGTTCGTTCTTTGGCATTGAAACATTGCAATATGAAAGTGCAAAAGCCATAGGCAAGGGTATGCATCCCAATAAAGTGAAAGACCGATTGTATTGGCTCAAGGAACAATGGAAAAATAAAGTTAATATGAGTGCAGGTTTTATATTAGGTTTACCATATGATACACATGAATATTTTTATGATTTAATAAATTGGTCACTTGAATCCGATAATCCATTACAGGAAATGTTATTTTACCCACTGATGTTGTTTCATTATGAAAAAAATGCAGAGTTAAATAGATATAGTTCAGAGTTCAGTTTGAACCCGGAGATTTATGGTTATGTGATGGAGAATGTTGCAAAATGGAGTTTACCATCACAAGGTTTAAATTTTAATATGTGTAAAACAATCGCTGATGAGTATAATATGATGCGTGGAGACAGGAATAAGTTTTCGGCTTTTGCTATGAACAACATGTTAAATGTTGATATTCCTTTAGAACACATATTGAAACATACGCAAGTTGAACTACGACAAATGTATAATATCAAAGAATTGAATGATGAAAAAATCAATAACTATAAAGAAATGTTATTAACATGATAATAGAAACTGTTTTTGGTAAACCTGTCATAAGAATCCAATGTGAGGATGATAGCCTTTATCACGATGAAGACCTTGTTAAGAGTGTTAACCATGTATTCAATATGTCATCAGTAAAGAATAGATTGCGTAGGGAAAGTGGTGATTCACATAAAGGTTCGGGGCTAACAACCGTTGGTCAACCATATTTGGATTTAATACATTTACCTGGTGCTTCACGATTAACATCATGGGTGACCGAACAATTAATATCGGTACATAAAATTTTACAGGTTGACAAAGAAGTTAAATCCGTGTATTATAAGAGGAGTTGGGCTAACAGATTACTTTTAGGTGGTCAAGGTATGTGTCACAACCATGTAAAACTTGACACATACATGGAAGAAATGACCAACTATACCAATGAAAATTTTAAGCCAGACGCTGTTGGTATATTTTATGTAGATGTGCCTGAAGGTAGTTCAGATTTAGTGTTTATTCGAAATGGACGAGATGATACATACATTGATGATTATGACATATGTGATACATATTTTTTAAAACCAAAACAAGGAGAGTTAGTAATACATTCACCAGAAGTGTGGCACGCAGTCAGTGTCCATAAATCAACATTACCACGTAATGTGTTTGTATTCGACATAGATTATGTTTAATTATTGCCCACCAAAAGAGATTCCAAAAATTGAATCTCAAACTTTTCCTGACGGGAAAAGATATTATGTTACACCAGATGGTAAAAAGTTGCCGTCAGTCACAACCGTGGTGGGCGCCCAAAAGAAACAGGCTATCATGGAATGGCGCAGGCGTGTTGGTGAAGAAGTTGCTAACAAGATATCTAAACAAGCGACCTCCCGTGGTACCAATGTACATACTTTGTGTGAACATTATCTGAACAATGAACCTAAACCACCAGGTGTAGTTATGCCTGATGCTAAGGAAATGTTCTTATCTCTTAAACCACTGCTAGATAAAATTAATAACATACATTATCAAGAGGTTGGATTGTGGTCCACTCAATTAGGTTTAGCTGGTCGAGTAGATTGTATTGCTGAATATGAAGGTGTTTTGTCGGTAATTGACTTTAAGACTTCCAAAAAGTTGAAGGACATTAATGATATTCAAGATTACTTTTGGCAAACAACAGCATATGCATTGATGTATGAAGAGTTGGTTGGTCAACCTATTGATGATATTGTCATTATTATGGCTGTGCAAGATTCTGAACCTGTGGTATTTAAACAAAAGACACAAGACCACATTGAAGGGCTTGTGAGAGCTATCGACTATTACCACAAACATAGTTAAGTCATATAAATATCGATATGCAAAAAACATATCGATCCATCTTTATTTCGGACGTTCATTTGGGTACCCGTGATTGCCAAGCGGATAAACTCAACAACTTCCTCAAGCACAATACATGCGAAACACTCTACATGGTGGGTGACATACTTGATATATGGCGAATACAACAAAACAACTGGCGTTGGAAGCAAAGTCACACCAATGTGGTTCGCCGAATATTGGGACACGCAAAACGAGGAACTAGGGTAATTTATGTGGCCGGCAACCATGATGAATTTTTACGGCCGCTTATGCCATATGGTATTAATTTTGGCAATGTGGAAGTTGTCAATCAATTTGAACACATTGGTATAGATGGTAAACACTATCTAGTAACACATGGTGACTTGTTTGACGGCATCACTAGACTAGCACCTTGGATTGCTTTCTTAGGTGATAGGGCATATGATTTTATACTTAGCCTCAATAGTAAATTCAATTGGTTACGGCATCGTATGGGCTTTGGTTATTGGAGTCTTAGCCAGTTCCTTAAAGGAAAAGTTAAGAAGGCTGTAGATTTCATATTTCAGTTTGAAAAGAATCTGGTAGCCTACTGCAAGAAACGAGGTTTCGATGGAGTTATATGTGGACACATACACCACGCAGAGATTAAGGAATTGGATGGCGTGATGTATATGAATGATGGAGATTGGGTTGAAAGTTGTACAGCACTTGTAGAACATCACGATGGCCGCTGGGAAATTATAACTTGGACCAAGGAGAACGATGATGTGGTTACTCATGTTGATAGCAGTTCACGTAAACGATCCAAAAGACATACCAGGTAGAATAGAATTAACTTTTCAAGACCGAGTGTCATGTGAACAAAGTCTACAAAGCATGACATATTGGTTAAAGTTTAGTCAATTTAAAATTGAAGGAAAGTGTGTAAAGAAATTATGAGACTTGCTGATAAAATTACTATTGTTGTTCCTTGCAAAAACGAGGAGAACTACATAGCATATCTATTGACACATCTTCGCAATCAAATGATAGGCAGCACCAGAATCATTATTGCAGACTGTTCTACAGACAACACCCGTAAGGTTATTCAAGAAACAAAGGGTAAATTGAATGTTGAAATAATTGATGGTGGTGCAGTTAGCGTTGCAAAAAATAACGGTGCTCGTTTAGTCACCACACCATACATTCTATTCGTTGATGCAGATGTTCGTTTCTTCAAAGATACTGTAATTCAAGATGCTGTCAAGTTGATTGAATCTAAAGAATTGGATCTTGTTGGATTGAATATCAAATGTTATGACAATGATGTGGTTGCAATTATTGGATTTAAAATTTTTAATATCATAAACAATTTTTTAAAATTCTTTTCGCCGTTTGCTGTTGGTGCATTTATGTTAACTCGCAAGGACAAGTTTGAAGAGTTTGGTGGATTCCCAGAACAATTTTCAACATCTGAGGACTACTTCTTATCGAGAATGTACGATACTAAAAAATTCAAAATCTTGAATCATTACTTTGGCCAAGATTCCCGTAGGTTTAAAAAGATGGGATATTTTGGCATGGCCAAGTACCTAATCAACAATTTTATGAACCGTAACAATAAAGAATATTGGGACAGTTTGGATAATAGCAAATACTGGAATTAGTATGAAACAGAACATTTGGTATATATTTGAGATTGCAAAAAAGAAATGACTAAATAAGATATGGGTTTGGTGGAACCCATTCAAAAAAATCACTATTACACATTACACACAACTAAGGAGATACTATGTCAAACATGACACCTTTTGAAATCCGTCTTGAACTATTAAAAATGGCCAGAGACATGTTATATGATGCTTACCACGCAGATAGAGAACGTCTTTCACAAGACTGGAATATCAAATGCGATACAGCAAGGTCTAAGGGTGAAATTCCACCCGAACATCCGGCTTTGCCAACAACCCCCTCTGAATCCGACATTATCAACAAGGCTCACACCTTGAATGGATTCGTGTCGAACATTGCTGCACCTGAGGCAGTCAAGGTTACTAGAAAATCTAGTTGAGGGGTTAGGGGGAGGAAACTCCTCCTTAACACACAAGGAGATCGAATGAAGTTTTCAACAACTTTATTAATTGTTTTAGCAACAATGTGCTTACCACTATTTGCACAACAACAAAAAATTACTATTGAACGACAGGTCGGCGATAACATTAACAAACAAATAATGTGTATTGCAAAAAATATATATTATGAAGCTGCATCAGAATCACATGAAGGTAAATTGGCTGTTGCACAAGTAACAATCAATCGAGCAAACAGCAAAAAATATCCGTCAGATTTTTGCGGTGTTGTATATCAGAGGACAGCTTCAACCTGTCAATTTTCATGGACATGCGAAAAGGTTAATCCCATCAAAGATGCTTATGCTTGGGAAGAATCACTCTATATTGCCAAACGAGCACTTACCGAAAATATATTGCACCGAGAGCTTGCCAAAAGTCAAGCAATGTTCTACCATGCAACCTATGTTAATCCTGGTTGGTCTCTTAAAGTAGTTAAGAGAATTGGTAACCATATATTTTATAAGAAAGCTTAATTGTGCCTACGAAAACTGAAATTAATGAATTTAGTGAGATGATTGCTCTACTCACTAAAGAGAATAAGATTACACACTTGGATGCAATATTACACCACTGTGAACAAACAGGCATGGAGGTTGATGTTGCATCATCTTTGATATCTATAGCACTCAAAACTAAAATCAAAGAAGAAGCACAAGAAAACAATATGTTGAAAAAGACTTCTAAATTACCAATATGATTGAACTGATTCAAGTTACCACACAAGAACAAAAAAATGCAGTTAAACAAATAATTGAAACCCACCATTCATATGTGGCGTCAAATGCTTCAGTAGGTCGTAGAATTGATTGGTTGATTTATGTTGATGATGGTATGATGGGTGAATGTATTGGTATGATTGGTATTGGTTCTTCAGTATACCCACCACCGAAAGATATATTAAAATATCTTGGTGTATCTAAACAAGAATACAAATTACAATTCAACAATATCGGAAACAACTGGAGATTTTGTTTTTCTAAATTTATCAAGAATGCTGGCACACAAGTATTAAAGCAATTGAGACAGAAAGCACCAGCCGCATGGAAACAAAAATATGGTGATGAGTTGAATCACATTATTACTTTCGTTGGTGCTGGTAAAAATGGTGCAGTATACTTGGCTGATAATTGGAAAAAGATTGGCGAAACATCAGGATTACCTGCACACAAATCAAGTAGTATGAAGTGGAATAATAACGCAGAATTAAAAGAATTGTTTGTTAAACCTACAGGTGAGAATAAGAAAATTATTTTCATCAAATCTGTTTGAGTATATTATGGCAAGTAAAGAATATTATGAAGGTCGTGACATGGAAAAAAATTCTGTGTTACATTCATATTTGAAAAAAACGCATGGTTATGATTCTGTGAAGTCTGATGGAAAAAACTCGACTAAGGGTGATATTATTGCAGAAAAGAATGGCGAAAAAATTTCACATTCATTAAAATGTGTTTCAGGTAAAAACACACAGGTTCATTTAACAACTATTAAAAAATTATCTTCTGATTTAAATATACCAAATGATGTGAACTCATCTTTGGTTGTTTGGTTGGGGAGTAATGATGATGTTGAATTTAATTCTTGGTCAAAAGATATTGTATTAACAAATTATGAAAAAGATCACAATCGTTTGTCTAGTCATAATATACAAAATTGGAATCAAGTTGAGAATTGGTTTAATGAAAACAATAAAAATTATAGTTTACCAAAACTATTAA